CCCAATCCCGATCGTTGCGGCAGTCCCGTTCGTTCCGTTCGTTCCCGCGTCCCCGCGAGGGATCGTGAAGTTGAGGACCGCAGCCTGAGGCGTGCCGGCGTTGCTGACCGCTGCGGAGCTTCCCGCCGCTCCGGTGGTGACGGTGCCGATTTGGATTGTTCCTGCCGGCCCCTGGGTTCCGCTGCCCCCGGCTGCCGTCAGCATCCCATTGACAATGGACAAGCCGCTGCCCAGGGGAAGGGGTATTACTGCCCCCCCAGTGCCAAACAAGGCCAGGTTGCCGGCGCTCCCGGCTTGACCCGAAAGTGTTAGGCCAACAAAGCTCGGGGAGGCGTCAGTCCCCAGCGCTTGGGGCAAAGTGACACTCGCTCCCGGTGCTCCCCCCGACGACGCCCCCCTGCTCCCGCCAAAGCCAAGCGCCCCATCCCCCAGCCCGCTGCCGCGGCGTCCCCCCACCCCCAGACGCGGGCGGAATGTGGCCCATGAATCGCCGCCGGTCAGGGCATTGGGTTGCGACTGCGCAGTGTCGGTCCGCAGCAGGTTGGCCCATGCCTCGTCCTGATCGGCCTGCGTGAGCTGGTAGGTGGTGGTGTTCCCCACCGCCCTGTTGCTGAACACCCGCGCCGCACGGATGGTGGCCCAGCGGTTGTAGACCTCGGGGGATTCGTCCCACGACAGCAGGGTGACGACGTTGGCGTAGATCGTCGCCTCACCGATCGCATAAGACCTGGCTTGCGAGTCATAAACACGGGCCCCGCGCAACTGGAAACGCCCGTTCCATTCGACCCGGCTGGGCGCCCACTGCACGATGTTGGCCGGGACTGTCAGCCCCCCGGTATCCGAATCCCGGTGGAAGGGCACCTCGGTCTCCCGGTTCCAGCTCCACCCCTGGGCCTGGCCCTCCTTGTGAAATTCGAGCAGGGCACGCTCGGCGTCCGCCGCCTCGCCTACCTGCTGCGACTCCAGCGAATTGACCGGCGCTTCGCCGATCGTCGCCAGGCAGATATTGACCGCTTCCAGGAGCGTGGTCCGGCCGGGGCTCAGTTGCTGGGCCGCCTGCCCCATCGCTGCCGCTGCAAGGTTGTAGAGCAATCCTAGCGGCAGCCATGAAAAAGCCCCCGGTTTGACGCGGGGGCCTGCTCCCATGTGCTCCGGCTGCAGCTTAGGGGACGACGATGCACCCCGCGCATTCGGGGCTCAATTTGCCCATGCCGATGGCCATGGATGCCACCAACAGTTGGGACTGGTAGACGATGTTGTAGTCACCATTCGGTGCGGTCATCTGGAGCTTCGGCGCCCGCAGCTCCAATACGCCCATTGCATCCCCGTGGTAAATCAGGGCCCGGCACTTGGAGAGATCCTGGGCGTACTCGCTGTTGGCGTTGTCCTGGGCCTGCAGGGTGTAAGCCGGCTGCTCGATGAAGTTCGACCAGTAGACAGGCACTCCAGAGATCCGCCCAGCAAACACTTCCTGGACAGTGCCGTTGCTGCCGGTCCCGCCGTTGAAGTCGGCATTAATCAGCCGCTTCGAGTCCTGTAGCCAACCCAAGACATCAGGGGTAACGACGCAGCGCATGCCCCCGGTGGGGATGTGTTTCTTCTGCTTCAAGGTCACCATCTGTTTGATGGCGGCATAGAGCTCGTCACCCTTTGCCTCGTTGTTGGCAGCGGCAAACCCAGCGCTCAAGGTGATCTTGTCGCCAGTGCGGCCGGCGTTGATCGATTTGGCGAACGGTTCAGCGGTGGTGTTGGCAGCCGCAAACAGGATGCGGGCAACCCGCAGTTCCCTCTCGTCAGCCAGTGCCTCCCCCAGCTGGTGCATGGTTTCCGCCCTGGTGGCCGGGTCCTCCTGCAGCTCGTCCAGGTCGTAGATCGCCTCATCGGCAATCATCAACCCATCGAGCCGGAGGATCCGGCTGTTGAGGTCGGACGGGGAGTTGCCGCCGCCGTCGATTGGGGTCCCAATGGTGTGGTAGCGGGCCTGACGGCGGGCGGTCATGTTAAACCGCATGGTTCGACCACCCTTGATGGTCTTGGTCTTCACGGTGGAAGACAGGATCTTCTTCTTGTCGTAAGCCCTCAGCAGCTCTTCGCCGCCAAGGTCCAGGAACAGGGCGTTGACATCGCCAGCGCCCCGGACCTGCCCAAGTCTGGACAGGCTGATTAAATCAGCAGACATTGTGATTGCGGAAATGAAGTTCTTTTGGAACCCATCGCCTTCCGCTAATCAAGTTGTCGGCCGCAGCCGGCTAGATAGCTACAAGGGTGGAGTAATCCACCCAAACATTACCACTTGTTGGCCTTCTTTGTTCTGGCGAACTTGGCATTCACGCGACGCTGATAGTTTTCGTCCTTCAGGTACAGCTCGTTGTCGTTGGCATCCTTGGCGTAGCGGTCCTTTCTGTAGTCCTCCCGCGTGTCGTAAACATCGGCTGGCTCGCTGGTCTGCGCCCCGCCCCCCAGGTATTCCGGCTCCTTGGGAGCAGTGCCGGCGCGGGCCTGAAATGCCTGCAGCGCAAACTGCACCGCCAGCAGATTGCCGGTATCTAGTGCCTGCTGGTAGGCGCTCTTCTCCTCTGGCGCCAGGTTGGCGGCGGCCCATCGGCTCAGCTTGTCGAAGGCGGCATCACCGCCGACCGACTGGCGCAGGGCCGCCACCACCTCGGGCTGATCGTTCAAGCTGCCGGCGGCCGGCGCCGCTGCCTCGGCTGGCTTGACGCCGGCTAGATAGGTTTCGACCAATGCCCTGGGCAGCCCGCCCTTGTCGGCCAGGGCTTCCACGTAGGCGGAGACGTCCTCGCCGGCCTCGAACTTGGCCGCCATTTCAAAGGGGTTGACCTCGGCTTCTTGGAACCTGGCGGCCAGGGCTTCGCCGTAAACCTCGACGCCACGCTCGGGGGTGTACTCCTCGATCTCGGCGGCGGCCGGGGGTGCCTCGGTCTTCTCGCTGCGCTGGCCCTGCTTGCCCTGCTTGCGCTGCAGCTCCAGGTAAGCCCTCTCCAGGTCGGCCGGGTTGTCGAACTTGCCGGCCAGCTTTGCCGGCTTGGCCTCGGGGGCAGCGGGCGCCTCTTCGCCCTCGACCTCCTCGCGGTCGGGGACGCCTGCATCGTCCAGGAACCTGTCCAGGATGCTGATCTGCTTGGAGGACGCGGGATCGACCAAGGCCTTCAGCTCAGCCGGCGCATTGATCTGGTCAAGGGTCTTGGGAGGTGTGGCTTCAGTGGTCATGGCTGCATCTCGGGTGAAGTGGGTTGTGCGGGCTGGTCGTCAGGAGGGGGCCCCTCGGCCATTTGCTGCACGGCCATGCCGGCATTGGCCAGCTTCTGGGGATCCCCCATGCCGGCCTGGATCAACTGCTGCTGCTGTGCCTGCTCCATTGCGGCAGCCTGCTCCTCTTTGATCCGCTTGTCGGACTTGACCAGCAGGGGGTTCACGCCTACCCCGGTCGCCAGCTCCCTGAGGTATGAGGCGCCATCAACCAAGGCGCTGAACTCCTGCGGCATGGCCTGTAGGCCAAGTATGGCGAACTGGTTAAGGCGTTCAACATCGGACTGGCGGCCCAGTGCAGCCAGTCCAACATTGATCAGCGGCTCAACGCCAGGCAGATCTGGTAGCTCGTTGGTTTTGCGCATGACCGAGACGATCCTGCGGGCATGGGGGTACTGGAACTCGACCGTAAGGATCGAGTAAATGGAGCCCAACATCTGCTCGATCTGGTTGATGTCCTCCTTGATCTCCTCTCGCGTAGTGCGTTCCGAGTCTCGGGCGTTGAACAGCAGAAAGATCCTGGATAGCCGCTCTTCCAGTTGCTTCTCCTTCTGCCCTGCCACTGACAAGTCCCGAATGTTGCTGGTCTCAATCGGGAAGAAGTCCTGAGGCTGTGCGTCAATCACCGATAGGTTGGGCGCCTTGGCGTAGGCCTCCTTGCTCGTGATCGCCGATGGCTTACGGCCAACGAGCTGCCGCGCTGCAGCCGCGCTGCCTTCGAGCACCGCCTGGCTGATGCCGTCAAGGTTGGACAGGTCGGCAAGGGCGCACCACTCGACATAGCCAGGGCCGTAACTGTCGCCGTCGATCTTGTACAGCCTCAGCGGCATCCATGGGCTGGCGTCGGCTGGCTCACTCCCATCGGTTTCGGGGACGATGTAGCCCCCAACCTCCTGGTGCCAGGTCACCTTGCCCGGGGAGTCGTCAGACCCCGGCTGCCATTTGATGTGGGTGAAGACCTTGATCCGCCGGTTGTCCCTGCGGGTGGTGTCGGCGTCGTCCTGCCAAGCGCCGCGCAGCTTGTCGGCCTCATCCAGAACCGCCTTGAGCTTTGGGTTCAGGGAGGCATAGAGATAGGTTTCGCAAGCGACGGCCTCCACCGGTTGACCCATCGGATCCCGCAACAACACATACCTGTTGAGGTGAAAGCACTTCATCGCCGTGGCCGAGCGAAACAACATTGCGTTGCCGCCGACAATTAAGTGCATCAGCCCTTCAAACAGCGAGACCCGATCGCTGCCGGTGGAGAGGGTGCGCTCAATAGC